GCTATGAGCGAAGATCGAATCCCCTACACGCCCATCAAGGGCTACCGCGAGCTCGACAGCGAGGAGATCGCCGACATGAACCGCCTCAAGGAGCTCGAGGCGATGGTGCTTGCCCGGATTGCCGAGCTCCGCGATGCCACCAAGTACGACCCCCGGTGGATCGCCATAGGGCAGACCGACATCGAGAAAGGGTTCATGTCGCTCAACCGCGCCGTGGCGCAGCCCCAGGGCATCGAGCCGCCGTCAATGATTACGACCTTCCGCGGCACGGATGCGCTCGGCGAGCACTCCATCGGCTGATGGGCAAGCACAGCATCCCCGCACTTCTCGTTCTCGCTTCTTTTGCTGTTGAAGCGAAACCCCCATGTTCGACGAACTACCATGAGGTCTTTGGCAACTGCTACGCAATGAACCGTTTCCTTACTATCGACGAGCAATGGCTGACCCCGGCGCTCCCCGGCCTCCCTGATTACACAGCCTTCGGGGGCGGAAGTGACGGGAGTGGTGGCGACGCCGGCACCGACGGCGGCTCTGCAGATTCCGGGGCTTCGGCCTCCGCTGACTCTGGCGACTCTGGCGACTCTGGCGACTCTGGCGACTCTGGTCCTTCTGCTGACTCCGGCCCCGACCAAGGCCCAAGCCACGGCGGCGGTCGTGGAGGCCGGGGGAAAGGCGGTAAAGGTGGCAAGGGTGGCCACGGTGGCCACGGTGGGCACAGCGACGGAGGGGATCATGGCAAGTAAGCGCAGCATCATTAACTGGCCGCTCGCCATCATCCTGATCGGCTTCACCATCCTGGTGTGGGGCATCGTCTACGGCTACTGGTGACGCCAGTCAATGGTCTACAGTCAGCCCAGGCCGGCACGTTCACCACTCATCTGTGGCGCGTGCCGGGAGTGCTGCAAAGGGCCCCGGGAGCTCGAGCTATTCGAGCCGTCGTTCATGTGGCACACCGAGGCGCGGGGGGGCAAGACCTTCCTCGCCACCCGCGACAACGGGGATTGCGTGTACCTATGCTCCGGCGGCTGTTCTATCTACGAGACCAGGCCAAACGCCTGCCGGGATTTCGATTGCCGGGACTACGTGACGCACCCTGGAATGTCGAGACGCATCCGCCTCCAGGCGGCCAGGAGAATCACAATGGACACCACCGTACACAACCCCTGCAATCCGGCGAAGCCAAAGAAGCGCAAGAAAAAGAAACGATCCGCTAACCCGCCGGCGGTAGGCCGCTGACGTTCGGGGCGCTGCGTGCCAGCGCGGCGCCCCTACTTTGTTTGCGTCACCGTGATGAGCTCGCGGAGCAACCCCGAGACTTCCGCCTGCCCTTCCCGCATATTCTCGAATCCCTTTGATTGCGTCTCCTCCATCGAGGCGAGTCGGCGCTCGATGCCGTGCCCCCGCCATCCCTGCTCGCCCTGGTGATCGGGGCCGTGCCAATCGTGGAGATCGGCGATGTGGTGCTGGGCGGTTTCGTTCATGTGGCAATACGGCTTGCTGGTGAATAGGTTCTGGAACAGCGGGCGGGCAAAGGCGCCAACAATAGCGGCGACACCAATGAGCAGGGCAGTAATAATTCCCCCCCATACGCGAGGGTCAAAAGCGTCCATCAGCCTACCTTAGACGAACCGGGGGGGGTGCCTGAGAACTCTTAACAAATATGCACGAAGGAGCCGAAGGCCATCAACACCAGCACGACACCGAGAACCGCCAGCGCCGCTACTTTATCTCGGCCGCTTGCTCGCGCAACGCATTCCGATATTGTCGGGCGATTCGGATCTCGTCCTGCAGATTGACTATGAGGGCGCCATCGCCCGGATACAAAGCCCCACTCTGCCGGCGCGCATGGATTGACAGGAGCTCCCGCTCCATTCGTTCCAGACGGTTGTCGTTCGCCAGGCGCTCCTGGTCGTTCCTGAGCAGGAGTTTCTGCTGGAGCATTGTCGTCGCCGTTTCGCCGGCGTTCGCGTATCGATCCTCCGCTAAAAACACGCCGACTATGAGAGTCCCTATCAAAGTCACCCATGCCGCAATTTCCCCAATTTTCACAACTGGCTGGCCAGCTTCTTGGTGATCTGCCGGTCAGCGAACCACCAGGACAACGCCAGCGCCGTCAGGTACAGGATCGTCGCAATGATACGTTCCTGCAAAGTCTCGGAGTCGTCCCCAAGGGTGAAGTAGATCCCGGTGGTAACGCCCACCAGGGCGAGGGTCAGCAGCGGGCGCATCATGCCGCGCACCACGTCGACCGCGATAATCCAGCCGGAGTCTCCGGTGCTCCACCGCTTGCCGCTCTCGGCGTAGCTGGCCTCGAGGCCCTTCCAAGCCGCGGCGGCTTCGGCGCCCTCCATGTCGAGCTCCTTGATGTCGCGCGCGATCTCGGCCTCCTTGTCCATGTGCTGGAGCTCGAGCCCCATCTTGGCGAGCTCGTGCTTCTGGTTCTGGCGGTCAGTAAAGAACTTGACGCCCCCCGAGAGTACCGAGCCGATGAGCCCGGTGGCGCCGCCACTCATCACGCCGAGAATCAAATCCATCATGGCACTACCTCCAGTTGAAACGGTTGCTTGCCCAGGTGCTCCACCAGGCGCCGGAGCGTGGCGCGCGACAGCAGCACCGCGAGCTGCAGGGCGTCGGGGCCCGGCAGCTTGCCCATCCGCGCGCCGGGCAGAATGCACCCCTTGGTGTGCTGGACGATGTTGCCGGCGTGGATGAGGATGTTCGAGCGTCCCGGGACGCGGGTCACGGCATAGACCTCACCGTATTTCGGCGAGCGCACCCACCGGCACGGGTAGGTGCCTGGGGGGATGCTCGAGAGGTTGCGGCGGTTGTCCTTCCACGGCGGCTCCATCGTGAAGCACCGGAAGTCGCCGGCCACGAGCTCGCCGACGGTGCCCTGCTCGGAGCTGTCGAGGCGTGTCAGCAGTACGTCCATCAGTTGCGCCGCTTGCGCCCAGCCGGGAGCGCGTCCCGGAGCTCCCCGAGAGCCTTCGCGTTTTCGTTGCGCGCCGACTGGATGGACGCCACCGCCTGGTTGACCATCTGGCTGTTCTCCACCAGGAGGGTGTTGTTCCACACGATGGCGCAGCCCCACCTGTCGACGATCTTCTCACTCTGCGGATCCTTGCCCTTGAACTTTTGCCACCAGGCGCAACCGGCACCGAGGCATGGCACTTGAACGAGCGGGCAGACAGGACCGGGTTCAGTCTTTCTCAGCCAGGATAACGTCCACATATTTGAGCTCCAGTGACAAGGTGTGTGCGTGCGTGCCGTCTCCGCCGGTCGGTTGACTTTGCTCGAACGAGTTGTTGCCCAGGTAGATCGGGTTAGCCGCGGTCGGAATATTCACGAGGAACCGCGCGTTCTTGGTGCCGTGGGTATGCGCCGGCATTTCAGCGATGGTCAGTTTATGGGCGCCGGTCTCAAGGCCCGAACCGAACACGGTCAGGAAGTCTACCGAACCGCCTTGGCCGACGGCGGTCTCGGTGATGCGCAGCGCCCTGTCAGCAATCCCTGTTTGTTTCGTCCAGCCAAGCGGCGGGGCATCCTGGTTGAACAACATCCGGGTGCCTTGCTCGAACGAGTCGTTTAGCCCCTTCTTGGAGAAGTCGGCCGCGAGACCGTCGATGGCCCGCCAGTTGGTGGCCTTGTTGGTGATGGAGAGGAAGCCCACGGCCACGGCCGAGAGCCCCGAGTCGAGCACGCCCGAGTCCCATACCACGGTGGCGGTGGTGACGGTGGTGAACGCACTCACGGTGATGCGCCCGTAGAGCGTGCCGGCAGAGACGACGGCGCGCACCCGGCGCCCCACCTGGAAGGTCGTGCGCTTGTCGCCAGCCACCGAGAAATTTGTGTCGTCGACGAAGGTCGGCGCTGAATCGGTGAACTCAGTCCATTCGTCAGGGATCGCAGCGGGGGCCACGAAGCCGACTCCGGCGATGTTGTCCATCGTCCATTGCACCGCACCGCTCGAATTACGCAGGCGGATCTTGTACTTGCCCTCGAGCCATACCTCGGCACGGCCGGCGGCATCGAGCACCACCGGGTTGGCATTGCTCACCCCGCCGGTGCCGTCGGTAAACGACGCCTTGGGGGTGGAGCTCCCTTCCTCGTAGGTGTCGAGCTGGCCGCCGGAGAGCGGTTCGCCATTGCTGTCGAAGGCCCGGAACATGGGATCGCCCAGGTAATGTACGGTCATTGCTCTCTCTCCAGTCGCTCGCGCATTTTACGCACGGTGCTCGGGCTCAGTGAATCGGCGGCACTCTTGAATAAGTTGTTTCGCTCGCGCAGGAGCGCCTTTTTGTCGCGGGTCTTATCGGCCACGCTCTTGGTCGGGTCGAGCCGATTTTGACGCAGGGCGCGGTTGATGCGCGTGGCTTGCCGGCTCATCGAATCCATCGTAAAGCGCAGACCGAACAGTGCCGCGCGCCCCTCTTGGTTGATGTAGACACCCGGATCACGGCCCTCGGCGCGGATCTTGTTGAACGTGTTCGTAATCAATCGCGTCTCCTGGCGGAGCTCGTAGAACTCATCTTCGTAAGCTGTTCGCCGAAGCGGCAGCGAGCGCGTGAACCGCCGGATGATCGGACGGTCGGCCCACTCCTTGGCCGGGCCGTCGGGCAGTTGCGCACTGATGAGGCCGTCGGTACCCATCGTCAGATACATCCCCAGGGTGCCCAGGTAGCCCCGCACGTAATGGTCGTACAGCAAGGGGCTCATGCCGAGCTTCTCCCCCATGAAGATAGCCGTTTCGCTCGACCACGGCCGGAACTGCTCCGAGGCTTCGACTTTCATCAGATCGTCCGGGATCACCCGCCCGCCGGTAAAATTGCGGTTCCGCGCGTGATCCAGCATCGGGCTGAATATCTGCGGGACCGGCGCCATGTTGAGTTGCTCGGCGAGAATCACGCCCACCGCGTCGGTGAACTGCTTGCCGTCGCGGTCCTTGATGAACTCCAGGATGCGCTCCGGGATGCTGGCCCATAGCATGCCGAGCTCGAAGGGTTTCGGGATAAGCCACGGCTGGTCGAAGCCCGGCACGAAGATCACCCAATGCAGATCCCGAACCCAATCCGGGAGCGCGTTGTAACGGTCGTCGTCCTGGTTGATCCACCAAAGCACCATCGACGGCAGCGTGAGGCCGAGCATACCGCGCATGAGGAGCTGGCCGGCGGCCTCGCCGCCCGGGAGGCCGGGGGCGCCGCGGGCCGTGGTTTGCCGACCCTTGGTCTCGTAGAGCTCGCGCTCGAGGCGGTACAAGCCCTGCATTCTCGCGTTGAGGAACGGCACGGTGGCGATGAAGTTGCGGATGAAGTCCCCAGCGCCGCGCATAGCGAAGTCCGTTGAAACCTCGCGGCCCCGGAACGCGGCCTCCTGGAGTGACTTGCCCTCCTTCACCGACGCCTTGAACTCCGCCAGGCGCGTGCCGTACTCGAACGCGCTGCCGACCTCGAGCCAGAAGTCGATCAGTTTGTTCGGCGTGTTGAGCACCTTCTCGAGCGTGATCCCGCTTCGCAGATACAGCGTGGCGAGCTCGCGCCTGGTGGTCGCCGTCTCGCTGCGCACCGAGCTCGCAAAGCCGCCGCCGTTGGCGAGGAACAGCCAGTAATCATCGGATCGCTGCAGCCGGTCGATCAGTCCCCGGATGCTCGACACGAACGGGATCATATTGGATCGACGCAGTAGCCAGCCGCTCGCCGAGTCACGCAGAAGGTTGGGAATAAAGAAGTCCGGCAGCGCCGTGACGCCGAAGGTCAGAGTGCGCTTGAAGCCCTGCATGATGCGGATCACGAGGTTCGTCGGCCGCCAGCCAAACGACAGCATGGCGCGCAACAGCATCGGATCGGCAATCTCGAAATACTCGCGCCGGCCGTTGAACATCACCGAGTCGATGTTGTCGCCGATGGGCGCGTTGCCGAAGGTGAAGAATTTCATAAAGTCCCCGAAGTGGCGCTCGACTTCATCCTGAAACATCGTCGTGCCCTTGCCGCTAACCATGCCGGCAAGCGGCGTCCCGTCGGAGAGCACCACGCCCATGTCGTCGAGGATCCCCTCAATCTTGGCCGCCACCTGGGCCGAGTCGATTTTAATGACCTTGGTATCGCGCGGGATACGGGTGGCGAAGCGCGCCGCCCCCTGGCCGCGGCGGATGAGCCCGTAGACCTTTTGCTTGGCGAGGTTCTGCACCGAGAGATCCACGAGCGCGGCCGTCGACTGCATGATGTTGTTGTAAATGTCGTTGATGTTGGCGGTGCCGCCGAACAGGCGCTTGAACGCCGCGCGGTTGATGAACCGCTTCTCGCCGGTGGCGAGCTCCTGGATGCGATGGAACGGCACGTAGGACTTATTCATCTCCTGGATGAGCGCGCGGCTTTGCTGGGAGACGATGCCGGCCTCCTCGTAAAAATCCATCATCCGGTCGAGGAAAGCCTGATAGTCCTTGAACGCCTGGACGATGCGCGGGTTTTCCCTGCCCTGGCCGACAAGCGCCTGGAGCTCGCGCACACCGAGGAGCTTCTCCCGGCCCTGGCGCTTGAGCTCCATGCCGCGCATGCCGGCGAAGTACGCCATCGTTTCGTCCATGACGTCGGCCACCGGCTCGAACACCTGGCGGAGCCCCTTGCCGGTGAACACGATGTCGCCGTTGATCTGCAGCCCGATGGTGCCGTGCTTGAATACCGCACGCACCACACCGCGCACGCCACGGATGAGGCGCATGACTTTGTACGGGGAGAGATCGGCGTCACCGATGTCGCCCTTGATGGTGCGCTCGAGGATCTTCACACCCTGGAGCTCGTCGAGCGTGTTCTCAATCGCCCGGTCGTCAAACTTGTCGGCGGTCTCCTCGAGCGCGAACCATAGATCCTGGACCCGCCCGCTGAACGTAGTGTCGGTGCCGATCTTCGAGAGTGCACGATTCAGCGCCCCCTGGCGGAACCAAGCGTGCATGTCGGCCTGGGCGCGAACTATCGCGTCCTCGAACTTGGACCCGCTGATGAGATTCACGAACTCCTCGTAGAAACCTGGAGCGCGGGTGATGGCCTCCTCCTCCTGGGTGAGAAACAGGCGCAGGAACTCGGCGAATCCCTCCTCGAGTGATTTGACGTCGTAGCTCAAGCCCCGTACTTCATCGCGGAATTGCTTCGAGCGGTAGGCGAAGGAGAAGCGCGAGTCGGTGTCGTCAAGGAAGTGGCCGAGCTCGTGGGCAACGACCTCGAGATCGTTGTTGTGCCGGATGCGGAGCTCCTCGATGTGGTCACGGTAGAACCCGAGGCGCGACTTTTGCCCCTTCACGCGGCCCTGATAAATCTTGATGCCGAGATCGCGCTGCACGCGGGCGAGGATGCGCTCGCGCCGCAACGGCTTGTCCGGGGCGATGGGCGTCTTGAGCTTGCCGAACCCGGATGGCGGCTTTTTCGGTGCCCCTGGTTGCGGCTCCACCAGCTGGGCCTCAACGATGAACCCCTTGTGCTTGACGCCAGGCTGCGCCGCGCGCGTGCCGGGGCCGAGGGCGGCACCGACGGCGGCCGGCGTTGTTTGGCTGATGCGGAACATGATCGCGCGCGTGGCATCGAACTGGAATCCGAACTGCCGATAGAACTTCTCGAGGCGCTTCTGCGCCCCCGTCGGGGTGAGGTTGGGCCCGCGTGGCGTGAAGTCTCCGGGTGCCTGTGGCATGAGCGTCACGGTGCGCCCGAAGCGGTCAGCGTGCACGATGAGCTGCCCCATGAAGCGCGTCCCGACGCCGGCGCTGCGGGCCTTGCGCGGGAGCTCCACCAGGTCGAGCGACAGATCGCCGTCCATGTCCTCGGTGATCTGCACCGTGCCGCCGGCCTCGATGATGGTGCGGCGCACGAGCTCGAGGCTGCGCTCCTCGAGATCGACCTCGGGCTCCAACCCCGGGGGCACGTCCGTCATGTCGAAAGTTGGAGGCACCCCGCCGGCATGCGAGGGTTTTATCAGCGCCCAACCCTTCTCACTGAACGAACCGATGCCGGCGTCGGCGGCGTTGGAGATAAACGCATCGAGAACTTCAATCTGACTGCTTTTCAAGAACGTGCCGACATTCAGGATCGCCGCTATTTGCTCAGACAGGATTGTGGGAACGGCGCTCGGGCCGCTATGGATGATGGCGGTGGCGGCGTTGTGCTGAACGATGGCCCGGGAGAGCCGACTCGCGCCGGTACGAATGTCGTCAGTGCGCAAGCGGGCCATCTCCTCCAGGCTCATTTCAAGGAACACGAGCGGCACGTTTTGATTGTCCAGCAGGACCACCCCGTCGGGATACTGCTCTTGGATTTTCTTAACGATGACCCGGCCCTTGTCGGAGCTATTGATAGGACCGAGCTCCTGTTCGGCGCCTCGCACGCGGCGGATGCGGCGTTCGACGACAGGGATAGGCACGTTGCGGCGGCCTGGTGGGATCGGAACACGTACCTCCGGCCGGAGGAGATCCAACTCAACCGGCAACACGCTGGCGCTGCGCACATCCGGGGCAACGACAATACCGGCCATCACCTGGATGCCGGTGCCGCGGAGCAATTCAGCGAGCGCGGCGGTGGTGTTCTTGTCGGCCGTGCTCTGCTTGAGCCCGCCCGAGGGATGGTTGTGAGCGAACCACACCTTGGCTGCCCCGGGCGTCTCGAGCACGGAGCCGGCCACGATTCCGGGATCGGTATCGGCGGTGGTGCCGGCCGCGACGTCGGCGATAGAGCCGGCAACGAGAGCCTTATCCACCTGGGCGGCGTTCACCCGGCCGATGGAGTGGCGGATGATGCGGAGGATCTGGCCATTCTCGTTCGTCACCAGCGCGATGAACGACTCCTGAGCATCCTTGCGGTGCGGCGCGACGACGTGCACGGCATCCTCGATAGTGACCACCCGAGAGATGGCGGAATGGAAGGTGCCGGTGCGTACCTGTTTCACGCGGGGCTTGCCCAGGCCGGGCACGACAGCGGTGCCGGTGCCCGTCGGTTTAGCGGCGGCCTTTTTCAGTGCGGCGCCGAGAACAGAAGGGCCCTTGAAAATCTTGTCCTCATCGAGACCTTTCGGCTTCGGCTTGCCCTCGGGGGCGAACAGATCGAGCTGCCCCTCGGCCTCGAGCTTCTCTTTGTCGGTGAGCTCGTCGCCGTTCTCATCCTCCCTGACGACGTAGGTCGTTCCGCCCTCACTGACGATCCCGGGGCCGTCCGTCTCGATGTCCTCGCCCCCGGGCTTGTTCATCTCGACGATGCGGCCCTCGACGTTGCTGCGCTGCGTGACCGTGCGATCCGCCAGCTGGCCCGACTCGAGCCCGACGACGGTGCCGCCGTTGTCCTCGAGCCATTGCCGGAACTCGGTCTCTACCTTGCCCTTGGAAAAGAAACCGTGCGCGCTCATCACGGCCACCAGGCGCCCGCCGGGCTCGAGAAGCTCCCAGGCATGGCGAACGTGCGCGATGTCCTGGTTGTTCGAGAACGGCGGGTTCATCACGATGATGTCGTGCTTGGTGCGGTACTCCAGGAAGTCCCGTTGAACGACCTTGACGGCGTGCTTGTGGGCGAGGGCGCGCGCCTGGGCATCGAGCACCTTGACGAGTTGTGGGCTGCGCTCGAGGGCGGTGATGGTGATGTCGTCGAAGCCGGCGTAAATCTCCGCCATCTGTTCGACGATGTTGCCGGAGCCGGCGGATGGCTCGAGCACGGAGTCGCCCGGTTGCCCCTCCTGGGCCGGCTGGGCGTCGGCCTGCTCGACGAGCTCACCAGCGAGATCGGAGGGCGTCGGGAAGAAGTCGATCCCGACTCCCTTCACCCCCACCAGGTCGCGCTTGAGTTTGTCGAACTCGCGGCGTGCCGTGATGATGGGATCGGTGGTGGGGCCGGCGGCCTTGAGCGAGATCAGCGCGGCCCGCGCCTCCTCCCACTTCTCTTGAGTGCGGAGCCCTGCGTTCTGAGCCCGCTTGTGCGCCTTCTCATCGAACTTCCCCGTCGGGACATTGACCGAGCGGAGATCCTCGACGAGGGCCTTCGATTTGACGTTCGCCAGGATGATGGGCAAGGAGCCATCTTCGACGGCATCGGCCATCGCGCGCAGGTTGGCCTGGATGCTCTCGAGGCGCCGGCCGTCGGCGTGCATCGAGTCGATGATGCGGGCCCGCCTGGGCGTCAAGTTCTGGCTGGCGGTGCCCGGGTCCATCTTCGCGTCGATCTGCTTCTGCATGTTGTCGGCGGTCTTGCGAAGCGAGGCGGCGACTTTCTGACTGCGCGCCTTGTCGAGCGCCCGGGCCTTCGCCGTGCTCGGCAGCTTGGCCTCGACCTCGAGATGGCGGGCGGCGAGCTCCACCTGCAGCGCCCGGAGCTCGAGCGTGATGGCGGCGGCGTTCTCCTCGCGCTCGGCCTGGGGTGCGCTCACATCGGCGAGCGCCAAGCCTATGCGCTCCTGGGCATTGCGGAGAGCCGCGACTATGACGTTACCCTCGCGCGTTCCTCCCGGTTCACCGCCCGGTTCACCGCCCGGTTCGGCTGCCGGAAGCCCCACCGGCAACTTCTCGGCACGGGCCTCCAGCTTGCCGATCTCCCGGCGAATATCCGCCATGTCCTCCTCGGCGCGGTGCCGGAGCCTGGTGGCTTCGAGCTTGGAGAGCTCGGGGTCTTTGGTGAGCTGGCTTATGTCGATGGCCGCGTCACGGAGCTCCCCCTGCAACACCGCGATGGACTGCTCTATGCTCTCGCGCGTTTCGCCGCCTGGTTCGCCCGCTGGTCCGACCGGACGAACTCCTGCGCCACTGTCAGGCTCGGGCACTTCACCCCGCGGGCCTTGGCCTTCGTCCTGCCCTCCGGGGAGCTGCACATCCTCATCAGTCGCGCCTGGGCTTGGTTCTTGCTCGGCATCGGTTTTCTCCTTGTCCTTCTCGGCTTGGGCCCGGCGCTCAGTGATGCCCGCCACGATAGCCTGCTGATCCCGGACACGAGAGCGGGCGACCTGGAGGAGCTTCTTGTCGGGTTTCTTTTTCTCCCGCTTGGCTTCGGCGAGGAGGTTCTTCACCGCGGCATGCGCTTCAAGGAGCCGGCGCTGCTCAGTGACGAGACGATCCTCCGCCGGCACCTGGGGCGTGACCGGCTTCCGGCCAGGCGGAACGTCGGTCAGCAAAGCCTCGGGACCGAACACCAGCCGGACGGCCTTGCCGAGCTCCGCCTTCGGAGCGTCGAACGTCACCTCTGGCGCCAGGGCTTGCGCAAGGTTGGCGATGGACAGGTCATTGGTTGTCTCGCCGACGGCCTTGGTGAGCTGGGTGGCGCCTTCGCTGCCAGTGGGGAACGCCTGGTTGATGGTGGCCTCGAGCTCGGCGGCTTCGCGCTTGCGCCGCTTCTGCTCCCCGGGAGCGAGCGCACCGATGGGCGGCGCCTCCAGCCGTGGGCGATCCGTGTCTTTTACTGTCTTTCCGAAGATGGCAGCGAGGCGTGTGCCGATCTTGCCCGGAGTCAAGCGGAGCGATTGCTCAGGACCGAACGTGATCACCACGTCCTTGCCCTGGGCAAAGACCGTCACGGAACCCTCGGTCTCCCGGCGCTTGACGCTCATGCCCGGCGATCCCTTGGTGATGATAGCGGCGAGCTCGGTGGCCTTCGCGTTGCGGGCAATCTCGCGGCGAATCTGCTTGATGTTCCCCGTCGTGATGCCGGCCAGCGCCGCGATCATCTCGTCGAGCTCCTGGTCGGTGAGCTCGGGCTGCTCCTCGACGGCCTCCTCGACCGCGCCCTCGGTGATGGCGGTGGCCAAGTCCTCCATCGCCTTGGCGGCAGGCACGTCGCCAGCCGCGAAATCGGGGGCGAGCTCGCCGGCCCGGATGGCGGCGGCAATGTCGTTGAATCCCTCGCGGAGCTCGGCGCGCAGCGCCTCATCCGGCGGCGCCACGAGCTCGCCGGCCACCGCGAGCTCCTGGGGCGTGTCCTGGTCCTCGACCTCGAGCGTCAGGTTATCGAGGATAGTCTCGTGGAGCTCGAGCTCGGCGAACGCCTTATCGAGCACCCGGAGCTCTAAGGCGTTGAGGGTGATGAGCTGTTCGCCACCTTGCGTGACTTTGCCGCGCGCTTGCGGCTGCGCCCCGGTGGGAGCGGGCGGGGTCGGGGCGGCACCCGGAGCTGCGCCTCCTGGCTCTCCAGGAGGTTGCCCTGGTGGAGCCCCAGGAGCAGGAGCCGGTTCAGGAGCGCCAGCCGGCGTGAGTCTCGGGGGGTTGGCCCCGAAGAAGTCCGGGATCGTGCCCCCGGCGGCCTTATCTTCTTGGGCATTGGCTTTCTCTATCTCACGGTTGGCGGCGGCGAGCAAGTCAGAGAGGCTCGCGGCTTCATCCCCGAATATGTCCTCGGTCTGCTGGCGGGCGACTTCCACCTGGAGGAACTCGGCGATAGTGGAGAAGGCGCGGCCCATGCGCTCGGCGCTGCGGATGTTGGCCGCGATGAAGCGCGCGAAGCCGACGGCTTCCGGGTCGCGCTCGCCGAACAGGTCCGACTGCTCGAGGAGCTGCTCGATGGTTCCGCCCTTGCGCTGCTGCTCGCGGATCATCTCGATGGCATCGGTGAGCTTCTGCGGGATGTTGAGCCCGGCCAGCTTCTCGTCGATGGCCTTGGCCTTGGCGAACGCCGGCGCCGCGGCCTGGAGGGCGGCCAGGATGTTCTTGATCTGCGGGTTGGCCGATTCCGCCTGCAGCGCGATCAGCCGGTCGTCACCGTAGACCCGGGCGAAGATGGCCGAGTTGATACGGTCGGCGAGCTGCTTGGTGGGCCGGCCCTGGTCGTCGATGAACTGGGCCGACTCCTCGGCACCGATGGCGGCGAGAAAGCGGCGCAGGAAGGGCTCATTGCTGGCGGCGAGCGGGTCGCCCGACTGGTCCGGGTTGAACAGCGCCAGATCGTCGTCGGTGAGCCGGGCGGCGTCGGCACGGGCGGCCTCTGCCGGCGAGAGCTCGAGCCCGACGGGCTGGTTGGCCTGGCGGGCGAACTCCTCGAGCTCTACCTCATCGCCGAGGAAGCGCACCAGGAAGGGATCGGCCTGGGCGTTCACATCCCGCGTGCCCACACCGACGGCGGTGGCCATGCCCGGCAGGGCTTCCCGGAACGCCTCGCCGCGCTCATCAGTGAGCGCCTGGCGGGCGGCGATGGTGCGCGCGTTCCCGCTGATCACGACGTTCTGCATGATGGGCTTGCCGTTGGCATCGAGCACCGGCTTCCCGTCGGCGTCCTCCTTCGGCATGCGCCTCACAATCGGCGCACCGTCGGTGACGTTGGGCGAGTCGCCGAGGAGCTCGGGATTCAGGTTGCCGGCAATCTTCGCTATCTGGACGGCCGAGGCTTTCTTGCTGCGGTCACGAGGCTGGAGACGGGCAGGGAAATCCGGGTTGATGTTGCCTTGGTCGTCGTGGCTGGTGACGAGCTCGTTCACGTCAACCACGCCGAACTCGACTGCCACCTTGTCGCCGCGTGGCGTGAATACGGTGCGCTTGGTGCCGGTCGGCTTCGTCACCTGGTCGGCGGCGATAGCGGCGGCTTCCTCCTCGGTGGGCGGCGGTGGCACGGCAGCCTCTCGACGGGCAGCCTCCTTGGCGGCGGCGTCCTGGGCAGTCTCCAGCGTGACGCGGGCACGGCTCTCCTCGGGGGTCTCGCGCGGGAAGCCTGGAGGCTCCGGGGCCGGCGGCGTACCGGGAGGCTGGTCGTCGCTGGGCAGGAAGCCGCCAGGGGTGGCGATGGCGGTGGTGGTGCCGACGATGAGGCCGATGCCGGCGGATTCGGCCGTGCCCTGGAGGAGCGGATCGCCTTCGGCCACGTTGCCGATCACCTGCTGAAAGAACTCTTGGGCGCTCTCCCCGACGCCGGTCAGGGTCACGCGAGCGAACTGTAACGCCTGCTCACCGAACAGGCCGAAACGGTTGAACAACGTCACCACGGCGGCGTTCTGGATGAACACTTCGTCGGCACGCCGCTCGGCCTCCTCGGGCTTGATGCCCTGGTCTACCAACGACTGGAAGGTGCCACCGGCTTCGGCCATAGCCTCCAGGACGCCCGACGCGGCGGCGCCGGCCCACATGGCGGCGGCGTAGGACATTTTGGCGAGAGCTGCGACTCCTTTGGCGATGCCGATACCGGGCGCCCAAAAGACGGCGCTCGATCCGAAGCCGGCCATCGTTTTCTCGATGAACTCCGGGCTGGGCGGCATGAGCCCCTCGGCGATGCCCTGCGCTGTCAGGGCCCCGGACTTGAGGGCCTCGATGTTGGTCTTGTTCCCCAGGAAGCCGACAATGCCGCCACTCACGGCCACGGCACCGGACGCGAGCCCCCTGGTGCGCCGCTCGCCGGCCTCGCCTGGCGTCTGGTCGAGCGGCCCGAAGGCTTCCATCACGTCCTTGAGGATCTCCGGGTCGTTGGTGTGCTGGGCAGCGAACAGCGCGAACGCCACCGGGATCGCGTTCATCACCTGGGCGGTGGCGTCACCGAGGAGCGTGCCCTCGCCGATGATGTTCTGCGGGAACGCCTGGCGGGCGTCGGCCGCCTGCTTGGCGGTCTGCTTCTCGTTGTCGCCGAGGATCTCGCGAGTGCGCTTGGCTACGTCCTCCTTCGTGCGGAAGGCGCGGCGGGCAACACGCTCGTCGGGCTGGGCGCCGGTGGCGAACCGAGTGAGGGCCTCGAGCGCCTGGCCGCCACGGATGGCCGGCTGGAGGTTCGCGCCCGTGAGCTGCGCCTCGGGGGTGCCGGGTTCGCCAGGGAGCTCGAGGCCGGTCAAGCCCTCGGTCGAGGGTGGCTGCGCCGGGCCGGGCTGCTTGGCAGCGGAGCGAGCTCGCGCAGCTTGCTCGGCGGCTGGGATGCTCTCGAAAGCGGGGAGCTCGGCGCCCTCGGCAACGCGGGCCTTCGCACGCTCGATGGCGATGCGCTGCTGCTGGTCGGATACCCGCTCACCCCGAAGTAGCGCCTCGACATCGACCTGGCCGCGCACCAGGCTGGGGATGTTGGTGGGTGCGCCCTGGTTGAGCTCCGGGTCGGTGACGGTGATGCTGATCTCGGTGGACTGCTGACCGTCAGGGCGATCCAGTCTGCCGAGCTCACCCTCCAGGGCAGACGGCGCCGTGGGGATACCTGGGGGCGCCTGGGGTGCGCGTGGCTGCGTCTCCCGGGCATGCGTGGGGATTTGTGCCTGTGAAACCCCCGGCCTGCCTGGTTCTCCTGGATCCTGTATGGGGGTTTGCGAAGGCGCTGCAACACCGGGGGAACCCGGGGGCAATTCCGTCTGGAGCTCCGGCCCACCGATGGCCTCGAAGAACGGGCGAATCAGTACCGGCTCATCGCTCTCCTGGGCGAACTTGCGGCGTAGACCGTCGGCGATCTCGAAATCACTGAGCTCCGAGAACTCAGGGTGCCGGTGGCGAAACTGCTGGAGGGCGGTTGCCACGTCACTGTTTGTTCACGAAGTCACGCGCGACATTTCCAAACTTCTTGAACGCTTCAAGCTGCTTTGTCCGTTTGGGGCTGTCCGGGCCAGGCCGGGCCCGATTGTCACCCGCGCCGGCCGCTTCTGTGATCTGCACGTCGAACTTACGGGCGGCCTGGGTCACGGCGTCGGCATGAGTGACGCCGCCACGGGCGAAGATCCTCGAGGCTTCATCGAGTATCGCCAGTGCGAGCGACCGCCGTTCGGGATCGAGCACCTTGATCTCGTTGGTGCGCGGGTCGAAGAACTCACCCACACGGTCATTGATGATGGCCTTGATCGCATTGGTGTCGGCGGCTTTGATTTCGCCGGGGCCAGTGCCGGAACCTCGACCACCCCCCGCGCCGGTCTTGGGCGCCGCCACGTTGGTCGGTGCCACGGGCCCCTCGGGGCCGGCAACATTGACGCGCCGCTGCCGGGTTTCGCCGGGCTCCCCGGTGCCACCTTTGATGATCTTCTGCCCCTGGGCGATGCCTGCCTGCTTCTGGAGCTCGGCCACGGCAGACATGGCGGTTATCGCGCGGCGAATAAACAGCCCGTTAGGCTTGGACGGCACATCCTCCTCCGTGAGCTCGGGGAAGCGGCGAAGGAGCGCCTCACGCCCCTGGGTGTATTGCTGCTGTCCCTGCTCGGGTGTCACGTCGGGCGGTAGCGAACCAGCGAACCCCGTAGCGAACCGCCCGACAGCAATGATGCGCGTATTGAAGGCGTTGAGGTCCATCTCGCGCTTTTTGGCCTGGGCCTCGAATATCTCGGTCAGCTCCTCCGGGTGATTGATTGCGAAAGCCCTGCCGGCGCCTGCTTTGCCCTCCTGCAAATCCTGGCGCGATTGGGCGAGAGAAGCGGCGCCAGCCTCGGTACGTTCGTTCTGCCGAATGTCGAAGGCATTGATCTGATTTACTTGTTGCGCCGACGTGACCCGTGACGGCTGGAGCTCCTCCGCACGGCGGTTGGCGGCGAGTGAGTTGCGGGCCCGCACGATGGCGAACACATTCGGGAAGTCAGACGACGACACGCCGCTACTACTGGCAGCCATCAGGTGGCCCCCCCGAATGCTCCGGCAACGCCGCCACCGCCGCCACCGCCGGCCCCCGTGGCGATAGCCTCGCTCGAGGTCTTGAAGAAACCGGCCAGTGCGTCCCCACGCCGGCGGCGTGCCTGATTCTCGATGGCCCCGATCTCCGATTGCTGTTGCGCAACATTCTGGCCAGTCCCGAGGATCGTGTTGACGTTGCGCCCGGTGGTCGTTGACCGCTCTCTTACGAGTGCGTCGGTGGCGTCCTGCCCGACGTTCGACAGCGCAAGCAGGCGATTGAAACGGTTGCCCTGGGTCGTCTGGAATCGGTTGAACGCCCGGTCGAACTCGTTGGTGGCTTCGCCCTGGTTGAAGCGCGTGAGCTCCTTGCCGGCGCGCCCCGATGTGGCGAGCCCTCGAGAGCTCAGGAAGTTGTTGATGCCCTTCTCGCCCTGCTCGATGCGGAACTGAAAACCCGGATCCGCCTGGAAGTCCTCGGCGCTGAACGGGCGCGTCAGTTCGTCAATCTCCTCCCCGAGCGTGCCGATGGATTCCTGGCCGACGTCGATGAACGGGCGGAGCTCCTCCTCGATGAATTGGAACCCCTTCTCGGATTCCTCGAGCGCCTTATCCTCGGCCGCGAGCGCGATAGCTTGGGCCCGTTGCTCGTTGATGGTGGAGCCGGCGCTCGCACTTTTGGAGGCGGCCACCAAGGCTGCACCGACGACGACGGCAGCGATTGCTACGACTGGCATAAGATTCTCCCCATGAGGTACTGGTCCCGAAGCTGTCCGTCTTTCAGTAGCGATGCGTGGGATATGCCCTCGACACCGAAACCGCACGCCTTGGCATAAAGGTAGACGTGCCGCGCCTCCACTTCGACCCAGGTGATGAGTTTGCGCGCCGGAGTGTTTGCCGCCATCCAGTCACAGGCGAGTCGACAGCCAGCGATAGCATGCTTGCCCCGGAACGGTTTCAGTATCCCGGTGTGCCACTCAAACGTGATCGAGTTGGTGGGCGTGACGATGAAGATCCCCATCGGTTCGCTATCGAGCCACGGGACCAGGTAATACACCGACTCGTGAAACGTCGGCACGAAGCCCTCCGGGTCGCCGGTCCCGTCGTCGCTGCCCTCGGCCCACACATCCTCATCAGTGAGGAGCGCGGCGACCAGGCCGGGATCGTGGGTTCTACTGACTTCGATCACGGGACGAACACCAGGATCCGGTAACTCGCGTCGGTGACAACGATTGCGCCGGCCGTCGGGTTGGTGGCGCGCACGGTGACGGTATCGGGCGCGCTCACGTAGCCGTCGAACAACACAGCGCCCGGTGAGGAGACCGTCGTCACCACGACTGCCGCGCCGACCAGGGCGCCCGCTATCGTGACGAGCTTCTCGGCCATGCCATGAGCTGCCACGTTGCCGAACGCGAGGGTGCGAGTGGCGGTAAATTCCTCGGCCAACCCACGCAATGCACGCTCCACTTGGCTCTGCCAGGTGCCGAATACGCGCGGCTCGAGCTCGGTGCCTTTCCGCGGGCTCGAGATTTTAATGCCCATCAGCTCGCCTTGAGCTCCATGCCCACAATCACCCGCTTCACGGGATCGGTGACGGTGAGCTCGTACACGCGGTCCCGTGCCCGGCCAAGAGATCGCCAGATGGCCCGGGCGCGCCGTTGGCCGATCTTGCCGATGCTCCGCCAGTATTCATTGCTCCAGGTGCCGCCGCCGTCATTCGACCAACGCAGCATCGCCTGGGGGTCGGAGCCCTGGCCGTTGGCGAGGCCGACGCCGGCCTCGAACACGACTTGCAGCGAAGCGTGCCCGATGATCCGCTCCGAGTCATGGATATGATAGCCGCGCGCTTTCAGGTGGATCTCCTCACCAGCATCGTCGAACAAGCCGGCGGCCTGCTCCCACAGATTGCCGGCGGTGTAGTCGCTGACCAGGTGCTTGTTGAGAAAATAGATATGGTGCTGGGGGACGAAGCGTGCGCCGGCGCCGGTCTTGAGCTCGTGCCATTCCTTCTCACGCACATCGTAGGCGAACGCCTGCTTGCCCGTGGGGAAACTCAGCACATAGAACTCACGGCCCCGGTCCACCATCACCCAGGCGATGGCATCGGTGGAGAGCGAGTAGCCGGCAATGGCCTCCTCGATGGCCTCATTGCTGATGCGAACGGGTTGATAGTTGACGAAGCTGATCACCTGGATGGCGCCGTGATCGTCGACGGCAAGGCATACCAGCGTGTCGGCGTAACGCGAGACACTCCACGGCGCGTGAACGCCCCACTGGATCTTGGCGCCCTGGAGACGCTCGAACGTGAAATCGGCCTGTCCGGTGTTTTGCCACACTTCGGTCGAGCGGTCCCCGAACAGCCAGAGCTCCCCGTGGTCGGCGACGACATTGCGCAGCTTGTCCGGGTCGGACTCGGCGCTGGCGAAATCGAGAGCGTTCCAGGAGGCGCCGTCTTTGAGCGAGCTCACATACCACTGATCGGTGCCCTCATCGTTGACGATGAAAAAGCCGTCGAGGTAGGTGACATGGGTCGGGCGCGCGGGGAAGTCCGGGTCGGTAATGCGGGCGAGCTCGCCGCCTTCGATGATGGCGACGACGGCCGGGGCCGCCAGTGTGATGGTGAGCTCGAGCGCCGGCACGTCGACGGTGGTTGACGTCATTACCGACGGGGTTTGCAGGGCCAGGGGCAGGAGCAGGAGCGGCGTCTCGAGGGTGATGGCGCCGAGCTCCACGCCGGGAAAAATATAGCCGTTGCTGCCATCGACGATCATGAGCTGGGTGCCGTTGTCGTCCATCGACACAAAGCCGGACTCGCTCAACAGCAAGCCGGCAACGAAGCTCACACCGTCCGGGCGGATAACCTCGAGTCTGTCCTGGAACACGGCATAGGCGCGGTTCCCGAACTGGTGAACGCCGCGGGCCGGGAGCTCGCCCCAGTTGCCGAACGGTTTGAGTCCGGGGCGACCGTAGATGGCTCGGACGCTCTTGGCATTGCGGTTGGTCGCCGTCTCAATGTAGCAATTCACCAGCGTCTCGGTGTCGACGGCGAATGACTTGCCTTGCTTGAAGCCGGCGGCAAACGGCAGGAGCATGGCGCTACCCCTCGTTGATGTTGTAGCGACCGCGACGGCGGTTCGCCTGGAAGTCGAGCAGCGTCCGGTCGAACCTGGTATCCGGGACCACCAGGTACTCGGCGATCAGCTGGCGCTTCGCCCGGTCGGCCTGGGCGATGGTGATGGCGTCGACCACCTTCTCAGCCTCCGACGCGAGCTCGAGGGCCAGCAACAGACGCAACCCCCGGATGTGGGAATCCGGGAGCTGTATCTCAGAGTCGAGCGTGAGATCCGTGTGACCGATGTGGATACCGTCGGTCTCCCAGGAGTGAAGGAGTTCGTTCAACGTGATGAGGCCGTCGTCGGCCTCCTCCGCGGTCGCCACTTCGCCTCGAGCGACCAGGTTGATCTTGCGCATCGAGCGCGTGATCAGATCTCGCGCGATGATACTCATGGGCTACTCGAGCTCGTCCTCGCCGTCCTGCTTCTCGGCCGCGTCCTCGCCCTGGTCGGGGTTGACGACTTTGCCGGGATCCTTGCCGACGGGATTCTGCTGTTCCTCGGTGCCGGAAACGGCGTGGCTCGTATCCGGGACTGCCTTTGGTTTCGCTGCCATCGTGCTGCCCTCTTGTCAGGTTGAGAAAAAACCCCGGCCCGAAGGCCGGGGGAAGTGGTCTCCAAGGGAGGAGGAGATCAGACCGTCGTCCAGTACCTCACGGCGAGGTCCGGGTAGATGGCTTTCCATCCGTAGAGGATGTCGAGCCGGATGGCCTCGCTGTCCGTTGCGATGTCGTAGGCCCGGATCACGCGGATGCTGAGACCCTTGTGCGTGGCACGCGCTTTGAATACCGCGCCGAGCGGCATGATGAGCGGCACCGTCACCAGGGCGAAGGCGTTGCGGTGGAATCCCAAGTGCTGGGCGTAGCTCGTCACCGTGGCACCCAGGAGCGTGATGGCCGCGTCGTCGGCAGGCGCGGCCGAGACCGTCTGGTAGGGGCCGCTCGTGATGATTGCCGGGCTGATGGTGATGGTGGCAGGGCCAGTGGAGGCACCGGAGTTGGCGTCGGCCAGTACCGTGAACTGCTGCAGATAGCCGAGATCCTGCTTCACGCCCTCCCCCGGAATCGGATTGACGGCGTTGACGCCGGCAATGGTGAACACATCACCGGCTACAACAATCGGGGTGAGGCTGTTCGTCCACGCTTGCGTGACGATGGTCTGACTGTTGGTGGTCTTGGACGCCGCATAGGTGACGTTCTGAGCCGCACCGTCGACAGTCGGCGTGCCGGTTCCCACGCCGTTGGTGTGGGTCGCCACGTTCTGATCCATGTAGATGTCGATGTCGTCGACGATGTTGACGCGCCCACGGGTCCACGCCTCACTCACGAGCCGCTCCTGCAACAGAGCTGCCTGGCCGCCGGCCATCGAGTGGGTCATGTTGGATTTGCCGATCAGCCGACGCCGGTCCCGGTTGTTCGAGCCCGAGGGCGGGATCGCCATCTCGTCCATGCGGATGCCGAGGATCGCGAACTCAGCGAAGGTGTCGGGCTTCACGAACGAGCCGTTAGACACCGAGCTCCACACCTGGTCGTAGAGGGCGAGACCCTCCTTGTCGACCGTCTGCGCGAGGGTAATCATCGCGGGCGTGATGTAACGCTCGCTGTACTGCTCGATGGTCATGGTGAGGTCGATGCTCGAGAACTCCCAGCCGACGTGCTTCTGGCTGGACACGGTGATCGACGTGTTGGCTTCCTCGACGTCCTGCTTGACCAGCGTGGCCCCGTCGGACGTGACGAACTTGACGGGCTTTCGGATATTGACCGACTGCCCTACTTTGACGAACTCCTCGCGGTATTCACGATGGACCTGGTTCGCCATCTGTAGGTTGTTCTCCAACTGAAACAGCGCCTCCTGGGCGATGATGGTTGGAGTGATAAGCGCATTTGAGACTGCCATGAGAAAGTGCTCCGTGGTTCATGGAACTACCCTCTCGCCGCCATCTGCTTGCGTCGGATCGCGCGGTACTCCTCGGGGCTGGCATTGTCGAGATCGACCTGCCGGCCTTGAGCACCGCCGCCTTCGGTCCCGCTGATGGGTGGAGGGGCGTTCGAGACTGTCGGTGCCACGTTCGCCGCCTCACTCGCGGGGGGTTGGCTGCCATTCCCTGTCGGCTTGTTCGCCGCGACAGCCTTGACGGCTATCTTGGCGAGCTCCCGAGCCACGGCAGTCTCTCCCTTCACGGTTGCGATGCGCTTCGCTTCGTCCGGGTGTTTGCCGAGATAATACAAGGTCTCGGCGCCTTCTTCGTTCATGTCGATAAGTTGGTCGGTCATCAGCTGGTTGACCTTGAGCTTGTCGGAGTAAGCGACCTCCTCGAAATCGTTGTATTTGTCGCTCACTTCGCCCCAGCTGGCAGGGATCGGCGGCGGGGCGGTGCCGGCGCCACCCTTGTCGGGCGACTGCTCGGCAACCTGCTGGGCCGCCAGAAACTTAGCTTTGGCCTCGGCGTACTCATCCCACGATGCGAAATCGTCGGACACGGGCTCCTCGGCCGGCTCTGCCTTCGCTACCTCCTGGGCGGTGCGTTCCAGTTCGGTGATGCGATCACGCGCCTCGGCGAGCTCCTTCTGTAGCCGGGCTGTTTTCCTCGCGCGCCGACTCTTGGGGCGCTTGTCCCCATCGGTCGACTCACCGCCTTCTTCCGCAGCGCCAGCCGCCGCCTCGCTCGAGCTCCCACCATCGGCCGATGGTGGTCTCGATTCATCGTCGTCGGCATCGCCTTCCCCGTCGTCGTCGTCACCGTCGCTCTCGTCGGGTGCGCGCTTGGATTCCTGTGGTCTCGCTTCGGGCGCCTGTAGTGCCGGTTCCTCCGTTACTACATGGCTCCGCGTATCGTATCCACGGGTCTCGCTTGCCCGCGCCACCAGCTCATCATCCTCGGTTTCGCTTGCCGAGATTTGATCGCGAGTCGGTGGCTCCGGTGGCTTCGGTTCCGTATCAGGCGTCGGGGTTGGTTCAGTTGGCACGTCTTTACTCCCTCGGTGGGATTTTAGTCGAGCCGCGCCGATTGTCCACGCCCAGGGGCTTGAGCAGATGCGGGCGGCGGTCGCCGTGAGCGAACCTGGCAACGACACGGCGGCGGATTAAACGGTGACACACCTGACAATAGGTGTCATCGGTGACGCACTGGCCGATGCCGTCGACTCCGATGGCGCGCGGGTAGCGCACCAGGCGGTGAAGCCCCAGCCGGCAGGCGAGATCGCGGTGCCGGTCGGCGGCCTGGGCAATCACTAAGCGACGGCGCCGGTCGGCACGTTGTCGAGCGGCAATCCTTCGGCCTGGGATTCCGCTGTCTGCGCGGCAATCATTTCGGCCACGGTCACGTTGATGAGCTCCACCAGGGCCTCGCGGTCGAGCCCGGCCTCCTTCATCAGCTCCATGAGCTTGATCTTCTCCTGGGCCTCCTTCGCTTCCGCCGTGACCACCTTGGCCTCGGCCGTGGCGAGTTCGGCCTCGGCCAGCACCGCGGCGGTCTTTTGCTCAGGCGACGGTGGCCGGGGCTCACCCTCATCCCCGCGCTCGCCCTCGAGGAGCTCCTCGGGGATGGTGCGGCGCAGGCGCTCGGCCATCATCTTGGCGCCGGGGAAGTCGAGATTGCCGGCAACCAGATCGCGCACCAGGGGCGCGGCGTCCGGGTCGCGCTCGAGGTAGGCGAGCACGCCGGCGACGGCGGCCTGGCGCTGGCTCGAGAAGCTGGGCCCGACCTTGACGTTGACGCCGAAGCGCCCACCCCGGAGATCGTTGATGAGCGTCTCCTCACCAGTCTCCTCATCCGTTACCGGCGCAAAGAGCTCGAGAAAATCCTCGCTCTCGTCCTCGTGGAGCAGGCGCACCACGCGCTTGGTGTCGTAGACCCTCGGGATCATGTCGACCAGGATGCGCGCGGTATGCCGGATCCCTCGCGCCAGGTTGTCGGTATAGGTGAAGGTGTTCGTGTTGGTCGTCTGCCGAAGCTGGGCGATGGCCACGCCCGACTGCTTGGCGGTGTCGGGGTCGCCGATGGAGGCGCCGAACTGGGCGACGGTGGCCCTGATGTCGTTGTCGGCGGCGATGGTCTCCTGGACGAACGCCGGCGAGAGCTCCGGAGGGCGATCCCGCTGGGGGGCGTTGAGCCCCGGCACCGCGTTGTAGAGCAGCACCGACTTATTGCCCTGGTTCGCCTCGCCCCACTCGGTGAGATGATCCTCCACTTGCTCGGCGGCGGCGATGTAGGGAGCTTTCGGCTGCAGGGCGGCGAGCTCCGTGGTCGCGGTGCGCCAATAGTTGTAAGCCCGCTGGGCGTCCTTGGCATGGCGCACGATGCCGCGCGTCTTGATGCGCCCGGAGACGGCGAGCTCCTTGCCCGTCACCATCACCACCGGCACCCACTGGCACGGGAACTCGACCGGGCCCTCGAGGATGCGGGTGCCACCGACGCGATACCACTCGACCTTGTGGGAGCGCACGGTGCGGCGTTTGAGGATTTCAAGACCACTGTCGAGGAGCTCGTCCATGACGTTGGCCTGCCTGCCTGAATCGACCACCTTGCCGTCAGAGAATTGAACGAGCTTGCGCTCCACCGGGATGCGCCGGAAATATTCGGCCACCGCCACATGGTCGTCCGTCTGCCGAAACCAGTTCACCCAGGGCGCCAGGAACTCGTTGTTGAGATCGCCGGCTGGGAACATGCCCGGGTAGCGTAGATCGAACTCCTTGCGCTCCATCCAATCCATGAGGAACGCCCAGTTCATGTCACTTCGGTCGGCCTTGTGCGCGCTCGGGTCCGGGACGACGAGGGTCGGATCCAGGAGGCGTTCGATACCGATGGCCTGCTCGAACATATCGTCGTCGACGTATTCGGTACGCACGACCCAGTACCCCAACCCGCCGGCGTAGACGGTCTCGAGCGCGGTGTCGTAGGCGTCCTGGGCGCTGGATTGCATTTCGATGTCGCGGATGAGCGCCTCGAAGGCGTCGGCCCGGCTCATCTGCTTGCCGGCCTTGGTGGTCATGTCCTCATCGCCCACGTTACTGGTGGCGGTGATGTTGATGCTGATCTTGTTCTGGCGACTCTCGCCGATGGCCTGGTCAACGAACGCCGGCAGCTTGTTGATGGTGAGCATCGGGCGCTCGGTGCCGCGCAAGCTCTTGGCCTCCTCGCTCCACTGGCCTTCGCCATCGAGGAACCGCACATCCTCGCGGTACTCGTTGAGGTTCGGCCGCATGCCATCGAGGCCGATGTCGAGGCGCCGGCGGGCTTCGGCGGTGAGCTCGGTCTCGCCTTCGGTGATCGGCTGAAAGTGTGCGCCGCTCTCGAAGGTGACGACCTCAGATTTTTCTACTGCCATTGTCAGGTTCCCATCCAGTCGCCGGCAGCGGGGGGTGCCGTGCGTTTCTTGCGGCCCATCCGGCGCCGCAGCCAGTTAAACCGCTTTGCAAACTCACCGAACGCATCAGCGCCATCGCTCGCCCAATCGTGTTCCGGGCGATCACTCCAGGCGCGCATCTTGTCGTTCCATTTCTTGTGGTAGGTCCACAGGGCATCGAGGCCCACCTGGCAGGTTGCTTTGTGGAAGCGACACGCCGGCAGCGCCACGCGCACCGCCTCGATGGTCTCGTCCTTGCTCTGGACGCGGGGATTGACCACGAACTTGATGCCGAACTTCTTCGCGCGGGCATTCTTCGATTCGCCGACCGTCCACTCGCCGCCCTCAATGTCGTGGGGTGCAATGTGCTCCCCGTAAAGATAGCCCTTTTCCAGCGCGCGCGATTGAATGGCACGGGCGTAATGCGCCAGGCCCTCGCCCTCGGCCTGATAGTAGTCGATGAAGTGCACCGCGTTCGAAAACGGCACCAGCTGAAAAAACCAGATTGCGGTCGAATCCCCGAAGCCGATGTCCCATGCCGTGTGCACGGGCAGCACCGTGTCGTGAGGAAAGTTGCCGATGTGGCCGGCGGCCTCGAGCTTGGCGAGCTCCTTCGCGTAGTAGGCCCCCTCCGTGGGCGCGGTGAACGAACAGTAATATTCTTGTTCGATCATCGCCTCGCTCATGCCCTCATCGCGCTCCTCCTGGATGGCGGCGGCGTCGAGCTCGTGGGTCTCGCGGATGCTCGAGATTTCCGCGTAGTACCGCGGATTGCCTTCGGCCTGGAGGCGCGTGAACGTGTCGAACGTGGTCTTGCCGTGGTTGCGGCCGAAGGGGGTGTAAATCCAGATCGCCCAGCCGCCGTTCTCCCGCAGGATGGGGCGCAGATACGCCCAGGCCGCGGGGTTGGCGCGCTGCCATTCCGAGAAGATGATGCCGACCGGGTTGGCGCCGAGGAGGCTCTCGAAATGGTCACTCCCCACGCACTGATAGATCGAGCCGTTGACGAGCTCGATCTTCATCTCGGTTTTGTTCGCCTGGCCCTTGCGGATGCTGTGCGGGAACGCCTGGTCGATACGCCGGTGGCCACGCTTGTTGATGGAATCCCACACCACCTTGCGCGCCTGGGTGGCCGCCGGGAGCATGTGCCAATAGGTGCCGACCCGGTTAAACGACTCGTGGGCGATGAAGTTCATCGCCACATCGTCTTTCCCCCAGCGACGGTGAGCGACTTCACACGCACGTTTCCCGCGTGCACCGCCGGCCGCCATGAATTGCCAGAGCGGCAGTTGATACCACCGGGGATCCCAATCGTTGGGTATTTCCATGGGATTCCTATGGGATTCCTATGGGATTCCTATGGGATTCTCCTGGGAATCCTCGAGGGTGGTGATTAAGCCTCATTTCCCGGGCTTAACCGCCCCCCCATCATTTCACAATCTCCAGGTGAGGTTTGACCGCCGGCTCGTAATTTTTCAACGTCACGGTCAGCGGCGCATCCTCGGTACCGGCGATCTCCACCCGGTCACGCCAGCCGAAGCGGTTTTTCATGTTGAAGATCCAGAAAGCCGGCGGGCCATGCGCCACCTTGCCCATCATGGCGAGGCGCCCGTAGCGCATCCACCAGGCTTCGCAGAGCTCGCGGCCGAGCTCGACGGCCTGGGCGAACGGACGGTGATACTGCTTGGACTTGGGATCACACCAGTCGTAGACCGTCTGCCGGCTTACCCGGAGATAGTGCGCGAGCTCCTTGATGCCGGCACCGTTCGCCATGTGCCTGAGCACCTGGTCGGGCATGGCGCGGTTGTAGCGTGGCCGGCGCGCTATAGCCCTCGCATCACACTACCCGGGAGTCTGTCCGGGTAATCCCGGTCGTACTCTCGCATGACGCCCTCCGTCACGGCGCGCGCTTGCCCTGGGCCCGCCAGGAAGCGGTGATATTTCGCTTCCGGGAACTCGAGGGTGACGGCGAATTGACCGTGAATGTCTGAGAAAACGGAGCGTGTCACGCGCGCGAGATCCTGAACTCCGTGCATCTGGAGAGCGGCCTCAATCGCGCGTTTCACAGGAATCGACGCACCCAGCGAGGAGCCGGATGGTCCTGTAACGACGTTAGAAATTTCCACCTGGTTGTACCGTGAGCTCTACTGCCGGTTCGGTCTCGTGAGTGTGGCCCGACGTATCGAGCATTTTGCACCGGATGGCGTAACGGATCTTGGCCCCGATGGCTGGCGCGGTGATGTCGACGACGGTCTTAGTGCCCTGCACCCGGAGGTTCGAGAACGTCGGGCCGGCGGGCTCCGCAGCCCAGGCGACGGTGCAAATCCTGGCACCGCGCAGCGGCGCACGCCACTCGAGAAAGTGTTCGCGGAGCTCGTTGGAACTCATGTCGCTCCAAACTCTCGGGCGGGGGGTTGCCATTCTATCCTCCTGTGCTCTGTTGACTGTAGCCGGTTCAATCAGACCGTGGTCACGGGATCCACCAGATGTTGAGCTCAGGGCCGAAGCTCTTACAGTGCGTCCCGACCGCAGTCTCGATCAATTCATCGGTCGCCGTGATCCTGATCTCGAGCGTGAAGTCTGTCGGTGTTGGGGTTTCAGAGCGGGCGTCTGTATTTTTATTCCAGTCAATGGTCGTATAGCCGTCGGGCGTTGGAAAAGCCCCCTCCGGGCCTGGCCCGCATTCGGCCGGATTGAACGGATAAGTCGTTACATCGTTGAACTGCGAGCTCACGTCCTCACTCAGAGTTTCCCAGGGCCCACCGCCGGAAATTATGACCACCTTGGTCAATGACCAGTCGCGCTCAAAAGTTCGGTTGCCGAAATCCACCAAGCGAATCGTGTGAAAGGCGCCCGGGGCGCGTTCGGATTCGTAAGAGAATCCCACGCTCGGCACCGATGGTTCTGGTGTGTCCGGGTTGTCGAATGCCGGCGCGAGCAACACCAGACTGAGGATTTTGGTCGGCACTTCGAGCAGCGGGCAATTCATCAACAGCACACCGTCGTAGGTGCCGCCAGGAGTGACGCGGAGCTCGAGGGGCGGCTCGGTCTCGTGGATGAAGCCGGCAGAGTCCGTCAGTTTGCAATGCACCAGGTAGTCGATTGTCGCCCGAGAGCTCGGCGCGCTGATGTCGACCAGCGTGCGGTCCCCGTCAATCGTCAGGTCTGTGAAAATGAGCCCCGGAGGATCAGAGATCCAAGCAACGGAGCCCGGGGTGATCGTCGCTCCCTTGAGCGGTCCCCGCCAGTCGAGCTCGTGGGCCCGGAGCATCGAAGGCGTCAAATCCGCCCATCCCCGTGGCCGTGGTTCAGGCATCAGCCAGCCCTCGCCTGGGTCATGGTGCTGCCGGCGGTTGCGGTAATCATTTTCGATCCGATAGCGCCGTCGAGCATCGTCGAGCCCACCGATATTGAAAGCAGCGCAACCCCATCACCGGCAGAGGTCGGAACCCCTGCAAGGGCGACCGGCGGGAACAGCACCAGGTTGAACGTCTTGAGTGCCGCCTCCACCACCACCAGGTTGGGGTCGGCCACCACGCTTGGCGCGAACAGTTGCAGCGAGAGCGTGCGCAGCGGCGCCGTCACCAGGGCGCCCCTGGCGACCGTCGGCGCGAGGAGCGTGATGGTCTTGGTGAGCAGCGGCGCCTCGAGCACCAGGTCGTCGAAAGCCGCCACCGTCGGCGTCAGCAACGTCAACGTCAGGGTGCGCAGCGGCGCCTCGACGACGAGCTCGATCTCCACCGTCGGCGCAAAGAGCTCGAGGGGGAACGATTTCAGCGGGGCAGCGATCCCGGCACCGGCCGCCACCGTGGGCTCGAGCAGGTTGAGGAAGAAGAAGAAAACGTCGGGCACCAGGATGGTGTGCGAGGGCGCGAACAGGGTCAGCGTCAGGGTGCGCAACGGGGCCTCGACCACCGTGTTGGTGACACCCGAGAACACGCTCGGTACATGCAGGGTGAGCGTTTTCGAGAGCAGCGGGACGGCGATGGCGCCCACGGTCGGGGCGAACAGCACCAGGCTCAGGGTGAGCGCCTGGGGCCTTATGGTGACGCCGCCGGCGCTGACCGTTGGCACCAGGAGCTCGAGCGGGAAACTCTTGAGTGGCGTGTCGACGCGGATGCCGGCGAGCGATGGCCCGAACAGGGTGAGCGTCAGCGTCTTGAGCGGGGCCTCGAGCTCCACCCCCTGGGCGGTTTCCACCGACGGCTCGAGCAGGGTCAGCGTCAGCGTGGCGAGCGGGGCCGTGACCAGCGCGCCGATCCCGACCGTCGGCGTTCCGAGCGAGAGCGTCAGGGTCTTGAGCGGGGCCGCTACCGTGACGCCGGTCTCGGCGGCGGGCTCGAGCAGGGTTAGCGTCAGGGTCTTGAGCGGGGCGTCGACGGTGACACCCGTGAACAAGGCCGGCGTCAGTAACGTCAATGTCAGGGTCTTGAGCGGGGCGCTGGCCGTGACGCCGGTGTGCACCGCCGGCGTCAACAGCGACAGCGTGAGCGTCTTGAGAGGCGCGCTCGCCGAAGCACCGCCGGCCACCGAGGGCACCAAGAGGGAAAGCGTCAGGGTACCCAGCGGCGCAACCACCGTGACGCCGGTGTGCACGACCGGCGTCAGCAAGGTCAACGTCAGCGTCTTGAGCGGCGCCTGGACGACAACACCGAAGCCCACGGCCGGGGTGAACAAAGTCAGCGTCAGCGTCTTGAGCGGCGCGGTCGCGGTGACGCCCGTGTGCACGTCGGGGGTCAACAGGGTGAGCGTGAGCCCCAGGGCCGGAGACGTCAGCGCCACCCCGATGGCCACCGAGCTGGGCGTGAGCAAGGTGAGCGTCAGCGTGCGCAGCGGCGCCGCTACCGTCACACCGCTGGCTACCGTGGGCACCAGAAGCGTCAATGTCAGGGTCTTGAGCGGCACATCCACGGCCACCCCGAAATTGGTCGATGGCGTGAGCAGCGTCAGGGTGAGAGTGCGCAGCGGGGCGACCACCGTGACGCCGGTGTGCACGTCGGGGGTGAGCAGCGTGAGCGTCAATCCGAGAGCCGGTGACGTCAGCGTGACGCCGATCCCCACCGAGCTGGGCGTCAGGTTGACCAGGGTCAGGGTGTCGAGCGGAGCCAACACGGTGACGCCGGTCTCGACCGCCGGCGTGAGCAGCGTGAGCGTCAGGGTGCGCAAGGGCGCATCGACCGCCACACCGAAGTTGGTCGATGGCGTGAACAGCACCAGGGTGAGGGTGAGCAGCGGCGAGCTCGTCGAGGCGCCAGTCTCGACGGCCGGCGTCAGCAAGGTGAGCGTCAGCGTGCGCAGCGGCGCCTCGAGCTCGACGCCGGTGGCCACGGAGCTCGGGGTGAGCAGCGTCAAGGTCAGCGTATTGAGCGGCACCACCACCGTGACGCCGGTCTCGAGGGCGGGCACCAGGAGGGTGAGCGTCAACGTGTTGAGCGGGGGGTCGACCGTGACGCCGGTATTCAGGGCCGGGGTCAGCAGCGTCAACGTGAGGGTTTGCAATGGCGAGGTCGCAGACACCCCTATTGCAACCCCTGGCGTCAGCAGCGTGAGCGTCAACGTGTGGAGCGGGGTATCGAGGGCGACCCCCGTGAGGACCGCCGGCGTCAACAACGTCAGGGTAAGGGTACGGAGCGGCGTGTCGACGGTGACGCCGGTGTGCACGGCGGGGGTGAGCAGCGTCAGGGTCAGAGTGGCCAGGGGCGTGTCGACCGTGACGCCGGTGTGCAGGGCCGGCGTGAGCAGGGTGAGCGTCAAGGTGCGCAGCGGCGCCTCGAGCTCGACGCCCGTCGCCAAGGAGCTCGGGGTCAAGAGCGTCAGGGTCAGAGTGCGCAGCGGCGCCTCAATGGTTACTTCGGCGCCCTGGGCTACGTCGGTAAACGTCGGCGTGGAGGTGTAGGTTGCGAACGCCGTGCCGTCACCCTCGACCACGCGCAGCTTAATGTCGTCGAGTTCAAGCAGGTCGGCGGAGATCAATAAAAACGAAACCTCGGCCTCGATAATGTCGCCGACCGTGAAGTCAACGGGGAGCTGGAATACGCCGGTGGACTCCTCGGCGGCGTTGTTGTTGGTGATGAGCGTGTCACCCCCACCCAGCAGTTTGACCGCGCAATCATCCCCATCCGCGTACCAGGCGGTCGCCCGGGTCTGGACGTTGCTCGAGCTCGCCGTCACGTCTTGCCAGGCGTCGGCGTTCTTCTGCGATTGCCACTTGAACGACGGCGTGGTGGCGGTGGCGACCGTGATTTTTATCTGCACGCGGGCCCGCAGGGGCACGTCGGAGCTCACATCCTGGCCGGTGATGGCCGTGTCTACCGCCGCCGCCCAGGTGGCGCCGCGGTTCACGTTCGGGGTCAGCAAGGTCAGCGTGAGCGTGGCCAGCGGCGCGTCGACCGTGACGCCCGTGAACAGGGCCGGCGTGAACAGGGTCAACGTGAAAGTCTTGAGCGGCGTCTCCACCGGCGCCATCGGATTTTGGAACGCCGGGGTGAGCAGCGTGAGGGTCAGCGTGCGCAGCGGCGTGTCGACGGTGACGCCGGTGTGCAGAGCAGGGGTGAAAAGGGTGAGCGTGAGCGTGCGGAGCGGCGTCTCCACCGGCGTCATCGCGACAGATTCCTTTTCTGCCTCGGTACGGAGCGAGCCGTCCTGGGCGCTGCCGGTGCCTTTTTCGGTCTCGGTGCGAAGTGCCCCGTTTTGAATCGGGTCAGGCATCGGGCTCTCTACACGCGATCAACCGCCGTCACTTCTGGCGAGCCGTCGCTGAGATCGTTGGTGTCGTCTTTGAAGAAGTGCAGGAAATACTTGAACCCGCTGGCGATTTCCTGCTGGAGACTATAGGTGCCATCGGAACCGCTCGAGATGAGCTGCGCAACGGGAGGGCCAACAGGCTTCGGCGGCGATCCCTCATCGGACAAGTAAGCCGTCACCTGGACGCTCACAACAGCGGAGCCTCTATCGGCGTCCTTTGTCGTGCCGTCGATCTTGCCGGCCACGACCACGGTGAGGTGCCCCGTCCCCGTGCCGATAATTCCGTCAACAACCGTGACGACTGCAAACTCGTACTCGTCACCGTTGATCGAATCCGCGTTGGTGATGTCGATAGCCCAATGCTGTTCGTAAAGAACGTCATCGTCCACCGTTTGAGTAAGATTGCCTCGGTTTACCTGCTCGTCGCTGTTGGCGTCGTAAGCAGTCCAGCCCTTGCCGGTGCAATTCACCTTGGACGAGTCGGATCTTTCGGCGGCAACCAGCACAGTCCCATCGACCATTTGCGCCGATGAGGCAGCAAGCCGGATCTCCCCACTCGAGGTCAGATCAGTCCAGCTCCCCGCGTCGGTTATATTCCGCCACACAATTTGGAATGTGGCGTTGGTGGCGATGTTCATGTCGTCGCCGTCGTAGTTGACGCAGAGGATCAGCTGCTCCGCATCGTGGAATTGCTGGTCGGTGTCTCGATCCCCACGCCAATTACGGGTAGCTCCACCCGCCTCATCGATCCCGAAGCGCATGTAGTTGTAGCAACCACCAGCGGCAATGAGCTCAGTCATGGCGTTGGGTTCCCGCCTAAATCGGAAATCCGTTCAAACTCCTGGACCCGGCATAAGAAGATGATGTGATTCTTCCTCCCCGGATTGTGCCCGCGCGTTCGGTGCATCTCCTTGTACTCCGCGAGCTTCGCTCTTGCCTGGGGGAGTGTCGTACCAGGCGGAAGATGATCGAACTGCCTGGACTCGTATCCGTAGTCGTCCCGGTCACAGTGATCGCATTCGTCCAGGGGCACAATTTTCCAAGACACCAGCATCCATTCCACGTCATCCGGGTCAACCGCATCGGGGAAATCGTTGTCGTCCCAGCTCATCAGAGCGGTGCCGTCAGATCGCCGTTGTCGTTGCGGAAGCGAGAAACGGCCTGCTGGTACACGGAAGGGACGGCGAGAAAGAGTTGCGGGGGTGTGCGCGTGAAACGGAGCCTACTCGAAAGGATCGATGGGTGGTTGAACACCTCGGGCGCATTACGAATTTCTCCGACAAAGCCTTCTCCAGACAAGTCAGGCTCATTAACTCCATCGCCCTCGGCGAGCATCTGCCACCAAACCCACAGCCCTTGGCTCCCGGCGATGGCGCGGCGAGGGTGCATTCCCTCCATAGCACCAGTGACTTCGTTGTCCGTTAGCACATTCCCTCGGTAGAAGCGGAAGTCTGCGAGAACGCCGTCCCACTCCGACTCAGTAGCAGGGTCATCGCCCGCACCAACGGCCAGGAAGTCCATGTTTCCGCCTGCACCAACGTCGTTGGTGTCTGACGCGACAACCGAGCCGTTTTTAAGAATCTCCATTAAATGCGTGCTGTCGGTATAGCGCACAGCCCAATGTGCCCACTCACCTAAGATAACCGAACCCGCCCCGGAGCCGAACTCATCCTCGCCGGAACCGAAATCATAAACGACATCGAGGGACTCGTTTCCCGCCCCAGTATCCGCAGGCATCCGAAAGACAAGAAAGCCGCCGGCGCCGGCAATACTGCACAGCATCCCGCCCTCGAAGGGATCGCCATCGCCACCAACGCTTTGAGCAAGCGCCCAGATCATGAACGTGAAATCATCCGACGTGTCCATCTCGAAATCCGAAGTCGTGATGACCTGCCCCGAATCATCTTCAAAAAGAAACGCCACTACAAAAGCCCGCCTCGCTTCAATGCCGTATACGCGAACAGCAGGATCTTCGCGCTGGCGTTGGTGTTCGCCTTGTACGGTTCCGAGAGCGCCGCCACATAGCTCGCCTCGTTTGCCTCGATCCAATCTTCGGTTTCTTGGATAGCCACTTCGAGATCGGAGAAATTCAGGTTTTTAGAGTTGCCCAGCTTCTTGATTACGCGCTTCACCCACGGCCGCGCGATCTGTTTGCGCTCAATGCGAGATAGAATCGCCATGTCAGCTCCTCAGACAAAAATAATGGTCGGGTAGAGTGCGACCTCGGCCAGAACGTCGGTGTCGGTGTCATCAATGCGCAGGGCCATCACGACCATTTCGCCGGCTTGTGGTGTTCCGCCATTGTTCAGATCCCATCGCGCTTCGATATACTTGCCGTCATCGGCCGTCGCCCATCCGAACGTCGAATTATCCCCATCGCTGCCGTCGCCACCAGTGCGGGCGTCGGGATCCGGGCCCTCAGCATTGAGGGTCGCGGCGCTTGGTTCTTCATCTACCGCCACGGACGCCCAGGAAGGATCAACCGACAGGTCGCCCGCCTGTATATTCGCAAGCGCCATCACACGAAGCGTGGCGGTTCCAGAGGGGAGCGTCGTCGGCATCATAAAGCGCAGCGCCCAAACACGATCAGCGCCGAGATCGGGGGCGCTCGCAACCCCAAGCCCTTCCTCAGACGGCGAGGCATTGCCACCCGTGCCGACAAACAGATAAGGGAAAATTTCGCCACTGGCGCCCTCGGGATACGCCGAGTGAGGCCATATAACTTCGCCGGTCATGTTCTTGCGCCCCTTGCTTCATAGGCCCGCTCTCGAGGAGCTCCCCGAGAGCGGGCGCGCGGTTAGATTTGAAAGATGCCGGTAGCGTTGAAGTTCACACGGAAATCCGTGCCATCGCCGGCGGTCTCGTCCTGCCCAAAGTTGATATTGAGCATGAGCGCATCCACCGGGGCCGAGGCCGTGTCCGAGTAGATGACCATGTGCCGGGCCGGGCCGATACTGCCGCCGGAGGCCGTCCACACCTGGTCGGCCGCGTCGAACGTGACCGTGCCGGAGCCCTCGACCCAGGTCGGGGTCGTCAAGTCCTGGCCGGGGTTGGTGTAGCCGAAGTTGGTCGCCAGAGCATTGGCAACGATGTCGGATCGCTGGGTGTTGGCTTGGGTGAAGGTATGCGTCGAGTTGTAGAGCTCGCCCTTGAACGTGTCGCCGTCCATGTCGATGGTGTTGTCTCCGAAATACTCCACCATCTTGTCGTAGTTCTGAATTGTTACTGCCATGAGAGTCTCCTGATGCTGGTCTGTGCCCGGATCTGCCCAGGGGGGAGTCTCTACGTGGCGGTCTCGATAAAGGCGGTATCACGCCATAGATGGATTACTCCGGCCCGACACTGATGGTGGCGCCGGGCTTGCCGACGGAAGGAGTCTCGACACGGCGGTTGGTGGCGCCCTCGAGGAGCTCGAGCGAATGCTCGTACTCCTGGAGTCTCGTGGTGGCGCGCTTCTTCGCGTCACCCTTGTAGGCGCCGGCCTGCAGCTTGCCGAGCAACTTCGCGTGTGCGGTTTTCACATGCTCGTAGCGGGGAATACTCATTGTTTGCGTTCCTCTTTTGCCTGTTCGGCTTTTTCGAGTGTGGTCTGTACGCCCTCAACGTCAAGATAGCCCTCGGGGGTGAACCCGATGATCTTCTGACATTTGACGTTCGTGCAAACTATAGCCGAGCCCTTGGCCCATTTCCGATCATGCTGGGGGTCGGGGCGCACGAACACGCGGAATTTCATGCAGCCGCAGCGGCAGCGCAACGCGACTTCGCCGGTGCCTGGAATGACTTGCTTGCCAGGGACGTGGAGGGTCGCCCTGGGCGTGTGGATGATGAGCTTCGACTTCTGCCGGTCGCAGGGTTCCATAGCGTGCCTCTCAATCGGGGGGTGCCCGTAAGGTGAGCATAGACCCGAACGCCTCGGATTCCCCGTCTTTTCAGGTGTCAGGTTTGCTCTTTGGACAGTCGGCGCAACGCACGAAGAAGAACGGTGGGACCATCGTCAAGTTGCACCGAGCGCAGCCGTCCCGCGACCGCAGCCACACAACGCGCGATGTCGCCACGACACTTGTCACAGACTCCCGTGGTACGCCCGCAGTCGGGGCACGGCGGGTTCTTGGTTGCCTCAATGCTTGCGTCGGTCACGGGTGAGCTGGGCCGCCACGCCATCGGCCGGCCAATACCAGTGAACGATGTGATTCAACAACGCCCACCTGGCGGGCATGCCGAGGAGCTCCCCGAACGTCGCCAGCATCGACAGCGTGACGAGGAGCTCCGGGTCGGCCGTGGTTCCCATGTTGGAAATGCTCGCGTGGAGCACATACCCGCCGTGCTCGAGCTCGGAGACCACCAGCAGCTTGTGGGTGGGGCCGGCGTCGGCCGCGTACTCATCGAACGACTTCGGCGCCACCACCGGGTTGATGGGGTGCTCGAGGGCGTAGAGGATGAGCTCCGCGAAGGTCTTGCCCGGCTTGACGAGCGCGCTCACGAGTCACCCGCCTCGGCCCGGCACTCGAGCTTGCGCATGTTGCCGTCCCGGTCGGACCACGCACCGTTGCCGGCGAGCGCCTTCTGAATCCGGCACTCGCTCCAGGTCATGCCCTGGGCAACCACCGAGTAGCCGCCCCTGGTGACGTTGACCGAGACCAACATCACCAGGGCGACCGTGACCAGGTTCCGCCCGATCACTTGTTCTCGTCCAGCTTGTGGTCCCCGCACCAGTCGGTCAGGAACACGACCGGATAGCCGTTCATCGTGGGTGCGCGACGCCGGCAGCGGCCGAGGGTGCTCTCGGTCTCACGGCCCGGGCTCTCGACCGTCACCTTGGCGACAAAGAACATACAGGTCTTACAGCGCATCGACACATTCCGGTGGCGCCAGGGATCCGGGCTCAGGGTGTTGTCAGGGCCATGCTGCAGCCGGCGGCCAGCCTCAACCTCGGCGGTATCCTGGGAACGAGCGGGCGTCTGGTTTAGGAATGATTCCCCTTGCTTCTCGCGTGTTGCCATATCAAATCTCCTCAATGATGGGCCAGGGGTGCATCAGGCACGACCTGGCTCAGTTTCCCGGGGGGGTCCGGCGCCTCCTGCTCCGGCTGGGGGGGCTCGTTGAACATATCGCCCTGCAACGGCTGGCCGATGGCTTTGAGTCCCAGCAATAGCGTGAGAGCGAAGCCCTCGGCGTGCTGGGGTTCCATCTTGGCGCACTTCTCGACCACGGTCAGCGCCGCACGGTTCATGCCGCGGGCCACCAGCGCATTCCTCGAGGCCGTGATGTCGGCGTTGATCTTCTTGCGCGCCGCGCCCTTGGAGGCGATGAGCGTGCAATGATCGACGATGCACCCCCGGACTTCCTGATTGTCGATGGCGAGCTCCTTCTCGGTCCTGGGCTCGACCGCCTTGCCGGCGCCCCGTGCGCCCTTCTTGGTGACTTTCTTTTTCGATGCCATGTTCTCTACCTCTCGGTGACGACGGTGATGAGACGCCCGTACTGCGCCTCGAAACATTTTCGCTTGAGCTTAAATACAGGGTCCAAGCCCTCGCGGGCCTTCGGCTTAAAGTCTCCGGTGATGAGCTCGCCATCGCGCACGTACTCGGCGTCGGCCACGTACTCGAACACCTTTATCACGCCGGCTGGCCCGTCGATGTGGATGGGGTAGCGGGGGTGATGTAGGAGATCGGTGAGCAATTCGTGGTCGAGCTCGCGCATGAGGCCAACAAACCACCGCGCCTCGCCGCCCGAATCGTAATGGAGGAACTCGGCGTGCCCGCATTGTTCGCACCTTTTCGGTCGCTTCAACACGTGCCAGGCCCGGCAGGCGCGGCACGTCCAAATCTTGTGACTTTGGCCGTAGCCCTCAATGCGCGTGCCGAACTTGCCCGGCATCTTGCGCAGGAATACGACAGGCGGGCTCACTTCTCGAGCTCACCCCCGACGTGGCACGTTGTCGGCTCCACGAACCCGAGCCCCGCCTTCGCTTTCTTGAGCAGGGCCTCGAGGAGCTGTCGCTTCTTGCCGATGGTCGAGATCCCGAAGAACTCACAATCCGCGAGGAGCTCGTCGTCCGTTGGCCGAGAGCCTGGTGAACGCCGGGCCTGGGTGATCTGGCTCCGAAGATACTTGCGGGCTGCTTGGGGCGTGGCATGGCGAACGTGCATAAGGAGCTCGTAAGCCCGCTGGGCGTGCGCCACCTTTATCAGTTGCCCGACCAGGTTCCGCCATTCCGCAGGTTCCCCGTGGAACAGGGTGCCGGCAATCTCCCAAATCCGCTTGGTGATGTCCTCGGGGACCGGGGCCGCCAGCGCCTCGGTGAGTTGCTCCGTCGAGACTGGAACGTGGCCCTGGATTGCGTCCAGGCAGAGTTTGACCGCCAGATCGCGGCGGTCAGCCGTCAGGGTTAGCACTACGCGGTCCACGAGGATCTCCGCGTTCTTGTGGTGTGTGGTTTCAGTCATGGTCTCCCTCCAGGGTCTTGTCGACCAGCTCAGGCGAGCGACGCAGGAGCGTACCCTCTCGGAGCTCAATCCACGGCGGCACGCTCAGAATACCCGCAACGAACGATTTGCCCTGCTCGGTGAGCTCGTACTCGCCCTTACCGAACCGCGCCACCAGGCGCCAGTGCGTCAGATAAGCGGCATCGGTCGACGCCTTGGCGGCGCGAGGGAAAATCTCGCGGGTGTGATGGACGCCGGGCCCCAGGCGGGAGAGCCAGGTCATAAAGCGCACCATTTCAGGGTGAAGCCAGCGGCGGTAGGTGCGGCGCTCATGCCCACACGTCGGGCAAACCTCGCGCTTGACGATCTCGAATAGCTTGTGCTTGCTCATTCTGCTCTCCCATAGTTCCGCTGGAGCGCGTCCTGACAGGGATGTACCCCTGGGCACCCGGCGGCTCGACCCCTGACCCGACGATCCACTTATCGGCGGCGGTTTCCATCCTTTGTGGTCGCCAGCCCACCCCTGTCTATCGCCGTTTATCCCCCGCGAGGGGATGCCGCGCTCATAGCACTGGATCGTCGTTCTGGATCGCCGAGCCGCCTTATCGTGGGCCGTACTGATCAGTGACCGCCACGTCGACTGCTACAGGAAGGAGGGAGGAGGAGCCGGCCTTACCGCCGGCGGGGTTCAGTTCCCTCGAGGCTGCGCGCCGGCTGGGACATCCGACAATCCACACAGGCTGGAAGCGTTGCGCTTGGAAGGAATACCGGCACGCAGGCTCGAAGGAACTGATGGTTGAATTATTGAACGTCCCATAGGGGGAATCTACTTCATGGGTGGCCCAAAAGAAACCCCGGCCGGGAAGGGGGGTTGTGAAGGGTCCAGCCGGGGGTGTTGGAAAGGCGGGGTCGAATCGCCGTGGGCGTTTTATCCCACAAATGCGCGTTGCGTGCAATATCTTCGAGGAATATCATTCGTGGTGGGACATCACACACAGGAGAGAAGCATGGCCTTCATGTCCGTTATCTGCCCGTGTGGCGCCTGTGGCGCCATTATCAACTGCAACCCGGACCTGGTGCCGGCCCTCAATATCAGCGGTGAGAAGCGGCCCATCTGCCGGGTCTGCGTGGATCGCTGGAACCAGCTCCACCCGGAGCTCCCCGACTTCATCGTGCACCCGGACGCCTATGAGGCCCAGGAGGTGGAGGCATGAGCATCAACGTCGAAAACGTCGCGCAAGCCTACGCCGCCACCCTGGCCGACGCGATCAAGAACAAGTGGCTGACCTGGAATCGTGCGATGGCGCTGATCGAGGATATGACTGGCCACATGCCGTTGGCGCGGGCCGGGCAACGCCGGTTCGCCCACCTGACCCACAACGCGCTGGATCACATCATCAGCATGGGCAAGAAGGAGGCGAAGCCATGAGCGACCAATGCAAAAGCTGTGACGCAGAAGTGAAGTGGGTCCGAATGGTCACGGGCGGCAAGATGCTCGTAAACCTGCCCCCGGAGAAGCGGATCATTTTTCGGCCAAGCGGCGGAGTCGCTGACGCACCAGGCGGTGTGCTGGGGGCTGTCGTCGACGCCTATACATCCCACTTCGTCACCTGTCCGAAGGCCGACGAGCACCGGAGGCGCAAATGCTGACCGAGGAACAAGCTGCCCTCCACTCCAGCCACATCGGGGGCTCGGACGCGGCGACCGCGTGCGGGCTCTCCCCCTGGCTCTCGGCCCGGGAGCTCTACTACATTTTTCGTGGCGAGATGGAGCGCGATCCCATCGACCCCATCAACGCCTTCCTGGGCCACCAGCTTGAGCCGATGATCGTCAACTGGTATGTCGAGCAGACCACCAACCCGGTGCGCAACTACCACCGCACCAAGCACTCGAAGCAGCACCCGTGGGCCATCGCGCACCCGGATCGCGTGCTCGTGGGCTACCGTGGCGGGCTCGAATGCAAGACAGCCGCCACCCCCGAGGGCTGGGGCCCTGGCTGGGACCAGAGCGATGCCACCATCCCCGATCACATCCAGTGCCAGGTAGCGCATTACATGGAGGTATTCGAGTACGATTTTTGGGACGTGGCGGTGTTCTTCCTGGTGAGCCGCGAGTTCCGCCGTTACCGTATCGAGCGCGACGACGTGATGGGCCGCGACCTGATGAACGCCGAGCGCACGTTCATGGAGCATGTCGAGAAGGGCGAGCCGCCGGCCTGGGACTACAACCACCCGACGACGCTCGAGCTCCTCAAGGCCATCTACCCCGGGACCAACGGCAAGTCGATGGATCTCACGACGTCAACGCTCGAGTGGTGGAACGTCATGGACGATGCCCGGAAGCAGCGCCGGCAATACGACCAGGTGGTGCAGGCAGCCAAGTGTCACATCGTTGCCGCGATGGAGGAGCACGCTCTCGGGTACTGCCCGGACGGCGAGACCATCACGCAGAAACGGACGGCGAACGGCGCGCTGATTCTCAGCAAGCGCAAGTTCGTCAATTTCCAGTGAAGCGCCGGATCTTCATCAAGATGAGCGCGGCCGGCATCGCCTATGCAGCGGTCGGCCCGGCCGTGCCCTATTGGCCAATGGACACCCTGCCAGCCACTCCCATCCCCGAGGAGGGCGTGCTGGCAGGGTTCCCGCTCAAGGTGCGCCCGTTCGGGCCCGACGGCCCGCTGACGGATTGGATCCACACTTTCAACAACGCCCACAAGCTGGTAATTGAGCAGATGCCGCCGTGCAAGATTGTCGGGATCGAGATCTCGGTGACGTTCCCCGAGATGGACTGGACGATAGAGCAGGTCGTCCCGATGCCCGCCACGGTATTCATTGAGGAACAGCAAGACGTGACCTTTTGGTGGGCCCAACCCGGGATCATCGATCCCAGCATCGACGCTATTTAACAGGAGAGGAATCATGGGACAAGACATTGAAATCACCGAGAGCTCCGAGAACGTGATGTCGCTCGCCGACGTGAAGCAGCACATCCAGATCATCCAGGCAGTTCTGAAAGGCGCCATGAAGGATGGCGTTCACTACGGGGTCATCCCTGGCACCAAAAGGCCCTCGCTGTGGAAGGCCGGCACGGAGCTCATATTCACCACCTTCCGCCTGGGCACCCAACCCACCATCGAGGAGACCGGCGACGGCTACCGGGTCACGGTGCGGGTGTTCCACATCCCCACCGGCAACACCATCGGCTACGGCATGGGCTCGGCGTCATGGGGCGAGGAGAAATACGCCTGGAAGAAAGCCCAGCCAGGGGAGTACGCGGCTGCCGAACCAGGCGACACGCGCATCAAGTATTACGGCCGCGACGCCGTGCAGCAGATCCGCACCAACCCGTGCGATCTGCAAAACACCATTCTCAAGATGGCGGTCAAGCGCGCGCGGGTCGATGCCTGTCTGACGTGCACCGCGGCCTCGGACGTGTTCGAGCAGGATCTCGATACCGTGCCCAGGGACGAGCGCCGGAACGGCAACGGCAACGGCAACGGCAACGGTGGCTCATCCAGTGAGCCAGTGACCGATGTTGACGACGCTAAGATCCTGGTGGCCATCGAGTCGGCCAAGAACGCCGACGAGCTCATCGTGGTGTTCGACGCCATCAACGAGATCCGCAACGCCAAGCAGAAGGTCTCGCTCATGGGCGCGTACAAGGTGCGGCTCAAGGAGCTCGGCCCGGAGGCGGTCGAATGAGACGCCACGTGCTCTCCCCGGAGCAAATCGCCTACCACTTACAGATCATCGCCGATGGCAGGCTGTCGCGACGCGACACACAGGCGAGGGCGCTCATACTACTCAACGAGGTAGACACGTACTGTCGGGACCGGGACAAAGTTGAATACTGGCGCAAGACGAGCGTAGACCTCGCGGAGCTCCAGCCGAAGTCCCCATTTACCCCCCGCGAATCTACCGCACCGTGGTACCGCCGCCTCTTGGCTCGGGCACGGTCCTGGATCCGCTTATGAGTGTCTGCGAGTACCCGAGTCGAGTGATCGCCTGTGAGCACCACTACTGCCGCTGCATGCGGGCCAACGAGCTCGCCGAGATGGGGTTACTGGTCGCGTCGATAGCAGTCCATTGGGAGCTGGTGCCGTGCCGCCAGAAGGGCCCCCATGCCGTCCTGGATGCGCGTAGCTGCATTTCCCAACCAGGAGGCAACGATGGCAACGTGTGAGAACGCCGGCTGCAGGGGGCGCTTCACGCCCAAACGGAACTGGCAAAAGTTCTGCTCGAGCAAGTGCCGGGCGTTCTCGAGGAACCAGGTGCTCAAGGACCGTTACACGACACCCCAGGCGCATACCGTGTTGATGGCGGCGATGGCGTGGTATGCGGCAGCCGGGGCCTTCGAGGAGACCGAGTACCTGAAACAAGCCTGTGCGCGACACTGGTCTGCCGAGAACCCGGAGGAGGAGACATGAGCAACGTGCGTGATACTTCTTTTGAGGCTTATGACTTTGTTCGCGCCCTCGGAATTACAGGCGCACAACGAGAGCGGATCGCGGTGTACCTCTATCGGCGTGATTCACGGACGCGACAAGAAATCAGCAAAGGAACGGGCATCACCATCAATGCTGTCTGTGGCCGCGTCAATGAGCTCGTGAAAGACTACAAACTCGAGGAGGAGGCTCCCCGCACCTGTTCGATCACCGGGCGACAGGCCCATCCACTACGACTCCCCATGAACGCCTACCAGCGCGAACCAACCCAGGAGCTACTGCTATGAGCGAAGATCGAATCCCCTACACGCCCATCAAGGGCTACCGCGAGCTCGACAGCGAGGAGATCGCCGACATGAACCGCCTCAAGGAGATCGAGGCGATGGTGCTTGCCACGGTGGCGATGCTGCGAGACGCCACCAAGTACGACTCGCGGTGGATCGCCATCGGGCAGACCCACATCGAGCAAGGATTCATGGCGCTCAACCGTTCGGTGGCCAAGCCGGAAGCCATCGACCCGCCCGCCGTGGTGACGCACGCTGGGCTCGGCGAGTTCCCCATCGGCTGATGGGCAAGCGCAGCCTCATCAACTGGCCACTCGCCATCATCCTGATCGGCTTCACCATCCTGGTGTGGGGCATCGTGTACGGCTACTGGTGACGCCGGTCGATGGTCTACAGTCAGCCCAGGCCGGCACGTCCACCACTCATCTGTGGGGCGTGCCGGGAGTGCTGCAAGGGCCCGCGGGAGCTCGAGCTATTCGAGCCGTCGTTCATGTGGCACACCGAGGCGCGGGGGGGCAAGACCTTCCTCGCCACCC